TGCTATATAAACAACTCTAGTGCCACGCTTGGCATGTCCCAGCACTCTACGAACTACGTTGGTGTGACTTTGTTTCCAGCGCCATTTGTTTTGTTGGATACGCCAGGCGTCAATGATGTCGCCCACAAGATAAAGTGTGTCGCAGGTGTTGTGTTTGAGAAAGTTGTTTAGCTTTTCCGCTTGGCTGTCTTTGGTGCCAAGATGAACATCGCTGACAAAGATTGAGCGATAGGTCTTGGCTGTCATACCAATATTTATTGCTCCGGCAGTGTTGTAATATTACAGAACCGTTACAGGTTCAATAGTTGTGCCAGGATGTATGAGTAAATTCAACATTGGGCACTGTATTTCTACTGATTTGTATAGCCACACGAGTTGATTCAACATTTTCCACTGCGTGTAGAATTGCAGAGTTTATGCACATCCATTGTTGTGCAGGAAAGCACACACGGTCAATTTCCTTCATTGAGTCAAAATTCTTTGGTATGCGATCAGGATCAAACACTGACTTTAGATCGGGACGCACCAGTGGGTATCCATGCTGTTGATACCATGATGTTTCTACCCGACTGCCACCTGTGTCCAAGATGTACATGATGGTGTAGTCTCTGCTGATGTCCACATGTGGTGCAAAGAACGAGCTGTGATCATCATAAACTGCTACCCCACACGGTGCAGGATCTTGATCAAAGTACTGGCGTACCCATTGATCAAATTCCTTACTGATACTGTACCTATGGGACTTGATAGTTTTGACTTCTGCGCCATCACGCAAGGTAAAATTTCGATATTCGTACTCAGCATACCCAGGTCGGTCCAACCAATTGTTAACCTTGACTTCGTGGTTGTTTTTGTTGATTTCCAAACTTGCCCAGGCCGCATCCACAATTGTCTGCGGCAATGGGGGTAAGTCTAGGTATGCGTAAGTAAACGTCACTTTTTGTTTTTTTCTGCTATGCGTTCAAAAATTTGCGCTTCTCTGTTGGCATACTGAGCAGCTCGCTGAGGTCCGTAGTTCAGCACAGTGAGCCCCAACAAATCTTTGAAGCTGGTGTTGGTGGAGTCTTGAACCAGTTTTGACATTTCTGTCACTGCCGCACGATCAGTGTCTTGTCTGGCCCAAACTGCATACCAATTGTGGGTGTAGCTACCACTGAAACCCAGCTCGTTGGCAGTGGGCACAGTTGGCATCTGTGGCAGTCGACGATCACCAAATACCAACACTGGTCTCACCTGCCCATTGTTGAAGGACGGACCAATTCCAGTGTAGGCCAGTACACCATATTCAGTGTGCCCGGGCAACACGTCATTGACCATGGGCGCCAGACCTTTGTAGGGAATCAAATTGAGTTTGGTGGGCCACTTTAGATCATTGAGCCATATTTCGCCTTGATTGGCCACGCCCACGTTGATGATGTCTTGGTTTCGGATCTGTTGTCGGATCTTGGAGTCGGAGCCTGTGCCACTGACAAACATCACATATGGACTTTCACCAATCAGCGCCACTGGCATAAATTCTCGATAAGTGTTGGTGCCCAACAATGCTGGCCCAACTACAAATCCAGCTTCGGCAACAATAAATGTGTGATTGTCGTTGGGTCTATTCAACACATGTGTGGTGGCAACTGCTATGGCCGCCCCGGGCATGTACTGAACTTCAACTGGAACTGTGACTTTGCTTTGAAAGTCTTTTTGCATGGCTCTTGCAAATCTATCAATAAGCCCACCGGGTGGATATGGAACAATAAGCGTAATGGACTTAGTCGGCCAGGCCAGCGCAGACACAGAAATCAACATGGTCGTGATAAAGGCTAACAGCTTTTTCATATATCCTCAAAAAGTAATTGTTGAACAAAAGCACTGCTAGAGTGCTTTTGTCTAGAGACAGTAACAGGGATGGCTCCCACGTTGCTGTTTATTGATGTTGTTGAATACTTTCGACCAATCCAGGAGTGAATGTGTCGCGGAATTGATCATACACACCGCTCAGTGCAGCCTTGGCAGACTCACGTTGCTGTTGTGTCCACTTTACAATGTTGGCGCCTTCTTCTTCCACAAGACGCTGTTCGGCACGAGCACCATCACGAATGGTTTCAGCACGCTCTTCGCGTCCAGCCAGCACAGCAGCTTGCTTGATAACGGCTTGAACCTCAGGGCTCAGGCTATCCCAAAAGCGATCGCCAATGATCATTGATGTAAGGAACAAACTGTGACCAGTGTCAATTACTGACTTGGTGACTTCGTTTTGACGCAGTGGGTACACACGTGGGTAGTTGGTTTCGCCGCCTTCAGCTTCACCGTCAACCACCACCTGACGCAGGTCTTCTACTTCGGCCACAACAGGCTTCATGCCCAGTGCAGAAATAGTTGCTTGTGCAACAGGGTTACGGTTTGAACGAACTGGTGTGCCGGCAAGTTCTTCAAGAGTGCTGACTCGCTTGTTGGAAATCATTTGACGGAAACCGCCTGAGTATGTGAAACTCAAGCCACGTACATTTGACTTGTCTGTGAGCTTGGCCAGCAGTGCTTCTCCAACTTCGCCTTCAAGCACACGACTAGCATGATCGTGATCCTTGAACAAGAATGGTAGATCAAATACCAGGAAGTCTTGTTCATACTTCTCAGCAAGCCATGTAGTATACATTTGGCTCATTTCAATTTTGCCTGCTTCCATGAGATCCAGCAAATCGTGTTTGGTAACAACGACGCCATCGTTATAGCGTTGGCTGTACTCACTGAGAGTCATGATCTCAACTTCGATTTTGTGCTCGCTTTGTTGTTCGTTTACACGGCGCTCAAAGTCTTCAGCAGCTCGGAGGAAAAGATTCAAAGGTTCATGGGCAATGACCCAGCGAATTTTAGTAGTTTTACTCATTTTTATATCCAAAATTAGGTAGTTTAAATGTGCTTGCGAGCATGCTCGCTACGGTTGGCGTTCTAGGCATAACATGCTAGTAAAGGAGTCGCTACTCCAGGCGTCTTTGACCCGACGTCGATCACTTGATCGGCGCTGCCACTTTTATTTAGTCAGTGACACGCCTTGACTCAAACGTTTCCACAGCGCCACCTGTGAATCAAACCAAATTTGTGTGGCCGAAGTGTTGATGTTGCTCGGATCACAGTAGTCCACTGAATAGGCACGCTGTACTTTATCTGTTCGGGCGGCTTGCAGTACCAGTCCGCGCAGTTCTTGATACTGTGCTTCGGGCATGGTTCTGGGTACTTGCAAACTGTGCATGTTGACCACTTCACCCACGCCAGCAAAGCCCTGACTTTCCAATGTGGTAATACCGCGTACTACTTTTCGACCACTAATACCCAAGGCATTGAGATCACCGCGATCCAAGAAACCTTCAACTTCGCCCAAGAATGCCACACTGAGATCAATGTTACCCGAGATGGCATCGATGCTGGCTTCACGTGTGCCTTTGTAGGGCACCGGAGTGGCGTTGGGATAGCGTTTGACAATTTCCATGGCCATGAGGTGCGAAGTAGCACCCAAACCAGAAATACCAATGCTGAGCTTTTGATTGCGGTCAATTTCACGCCAACTACGATACTTCTTGCTCACAATCAACATGGGCGCTGCGCATTGAGTCATCAGCGGCCGGAAGTCACTGACTCGATGACTTTCATCAGGATAAAAGTTGGGACGCACAAAAAATGCTGTGCTTGCGGCCAGCACAGTGTTTGGTGTAGCTGCTACATACTTGGCACCAATGGTTGCACCTGCGCCAGGCTTGTTTTCCAGGATGAAATTGTATTTCTTTTGACCGGCGTTGAGTTCTTCCACCAGGCTGCGACTGTATTGGGCCTGTGTGTCGCTCATGCCAAACGGCCAAACAATAGAAATAGTTTGCTGTGCTTGTGAAGCCAATGATGTAACTACAAATGCAGCGGTAATTAGAAGTTTTTTCATTTGAGATTTCCTTGTATGATATCTGTGTTGACAAAGTCAGCGGGGCCCAGGTCATAGAATGTGTCCATGAACCCCACAAAGCCCACTGGCCGGCCCAACTCATATGTAAAAAATTTGGGATCAATTTTGTCTACCATGTGTTGCACCCCGGCCTTCCACACTTCGTAGAAACGTGTTTCTGTAAAGTTTTTAAAGAACCACCAGCCCATTTCGCTGTAGAAGTTGTTGGTGCTTTTCATGGTTTGCCATGTTGTGGGATCGTAGTCCTCATAGATCAGGGGACGAGCAATTTGTTCGTAGGCATTGCGCTGTGCAGGACTGTGATTGGGCCAGCGCATCAAGAACTGCAAGTGCTTGGTGTGTGGCAATTGGAACCAGTTGCGGATTGTGTGAGCCTGCTTGATCACAATCTCAGGAATGTCTGGTTGCCAGTAAAAATATTCTGTGGTCAAGTTGGTGTAGGGACCAACAGTGGCCTGGCTGTGGTTGGCCTGAATGTCCAAGAAGTACAGGTACCAACGGCCATCCCGGATACAAATCTTGGGTTTGTCAATGCCATACAACACACAGATACTCTTGCCCGACTCTGCCAGTTGCTTGTGGCCGTCCATGCCCAAGGGATCATGTTTGAATGTGTGTTCAGGGTGCAGGTAATCTCTAGCACGTTCTACCCATGACTCGTCTCCCCGGTAGTCAAGAATGTTTTGACTGAAGTCGTGCATGGTAATTTTTGTGTTGGGATGACTCAACGCTAACTTTTGCAACACAGGCTTGGCTGCAAAGTGCCACTCGCTGAGAGTGTTTTCTGCTTTCATGTTCTTGGCATCGGGGCCAAGATTTTTATCGCCCTGTGCTGGATAGCGAAAAACCACTTCGTCAATGTGAATACCGTTGTTGATAAAACTGTACAACACTGTGGTTGAATCTGAGCCGCCACTGAACTCCAGTCTGATGTAATCGTATCGATCTCGAAGTTGTTGGGCCCGCATGCGATACAGTTCACGCAAACTGGTCTGGGGCTCTACAGTAGTATCTATCTTGCTGTAGACATCTCTGTTGAAATTAAAATGAGGGAAATGCCCTGTGGTAGTTGCTTCCAACAGGGCCTGCGGTTTGCTATAAAAACGTTTGTCGCCTACAGTGTAAAAACCTAATCTTGGATTTTGTTCTAGTTCAATCATTGTTGTTGTCTTCTACTACTTTCCAACCTAACTTCAGTAGGTCTCGGCGGATTTCGTCTGTGACCTCGCTTTCACTCACAAAGTTTTTTTGGTACCAATCGTATTTGACACGTTGTTCTTCAGACATAGCTGCCAATTCAGATTCCGAAGCATTGTTGCGAATACCTGTACAGTACCAGTCAATGTAGTCGCCTTGTTCACGCATGTCGGCCACAATGCCGCCAGCATAGCGCCACGAACACGAGTAAGTCTCGCCCTTGAGCAGGGGCCATACGTCTAGCTTTTGAAAGTCGTTGTTGCACATGGCTGCGTACAAGTTTTGAGCGTACTCTTCTCTGGCCTTGGCTTTGTCGCAAATCCACTGGGTGCTGCGCAAGTCGTATTCTAGATTGTTCTTTTGCCACTCGGGATCGGCTTCTTGTTGTTTCTTTTGGTCCCGGACTACCAACTCAATGTCAAGAGCTTGCTGTACAGATTCAGCAGTGTTGGGATCGCAACCGTCTTCGATGGCGCGTTCAACGGCACATTGACGATGAAAAGTTCCACGTTGGGCACTGCTATTCATTGTTGTCGCTGTAGATTTGCCCATGCCAACCACTGCTTGAATGCAAGATATACAGCCTCGGCTTCTTGCTCATCTGCAGGTACACGCACCCCACGAACATAAAAACCTTGTTTGGTTACCCGGAGCATTTCATCGCCGCCGGTAATGTGCATGGCAATCGCAGCCTCTTCATAAGGCGCATAAATTTGAATTGCCCCGTCGCTAAGTCCCGTGTCTTGCATGTTGTCAGTCATATATATCCTTTGGTCCGGGGTAGAGGAATCGAACCTCTATTAAGGGCTTAGAAGACCCGTGTATTATCCATTATACGAACCCCAGAATTGGTGCGCCCACTAGGACTTGAACCTAGGACCAATGGATTATGAGTCCACTGCTCTGACCAACTGAGCTATAGGCGCGTTTATATATTATAACAAAAAAGTTATTTAACCGTCAAGTTATTTTTGAGATTTTACGTCACCAACGAGATCAACCAAACATAGGTCAAGGCATGCAAGAATTGATCCAGGCCCAACAACCACCAGAACTGCTCATGTGTTGCAGCATTCCAACCCATTCGAGCATTGAAATTTGTTTTGACCCAATCAATGTGATAGTGGATCACAGTATCTGCCCAGGCCAACCAGGGTGCAGCCATGGGAGCATACCACGCAAAACAAATCCAAGTACCGATGCCGTGTAGGCCTGCATGCAGAAGTCCGCCAGGATGCAAATAAGTACCTTTGTTGCTGTATTGATATCGACGTTGCAGAAGAAAATCCACTACAAAGTGTTTGGAGAACAACGCAACAACAAGCCACAGAGTTGTATTCATTGTTTCAACTTGGTTGGTCCTGCTCAATTCCAAAGTGTTTTCGAATCAGTGCTTGGGGATGTACAACATTACCGCTGGCGTCTAACGCTACTTCTACATTGTCAGTGAGAATCTTGCAACATTGTTGCACAACCATCTCGCCGAACCGTTGCTGTAGGGCGGCGTTAACGTTGGGGTAGTGACTACCCCCTGCGGCAAGACTTAGTTCTGCAAATCGTTCTAGCAGTGGTATGTTATTCATTCATGTCTCCTTTGAGACTGTGCCAAAGTTTGGGGTCGGTACCCAGGTAAATTTTGTATTTGATATAGTTACGCCAACGTGTGATTTGATTGGTCTTGCGCTCAACAAAGTTGAACATTGCGTCGCGAAACCACAATGGGTTAACAACTGCCAACAGCATGACCAAGGCCAACGGTGGCATTAGCACAGCCACAGTGATCCAATGAAATGTCATGGCTCTATAAAATCGTCCGCCTTGGGGAGTGAGTGTGATCTCTTTGTTCATTGCGGAATCTTTCGGCATTCAAAAACACCAGGGGACATTCGTTTCTCTCGTACCATTTGGTTCATGTTTGCGATCATAGAGGTTTTGACCTTTTCACATTCCTGTAGATCACGAAATCGACTGATGTTTTCTATGTGGGAGCTCGGAGGTCCTGTGTTAATCACAATCAAAACGGTAAAGATCAGTTCGTACATTCCTCAACTCCAAAATGTTTTTCCATTCGTCTTCCGGCACTGAATCCATCTGTGCTGGTTCGAGAAATTAGCACACATTCCTGCACAATCAACTCGGCGTGCTTTCCTGCAACCACACCTTGAAAATACGTGGTGTCAGCATGTTCTTTGCCAATTGAGGTGTAAGCAAACTCAATGGCCTGTTTATACAGCTCTATGGCTCGTTCATTCATATTCATAGTCCTCGGTTTCGTAGCTGCCAGCAGTTTCGATCTGCACATGACCAAAATGGATCAAGCCGTGATCTTCGCTCACTTCAAACGGTGCATCAAACTCCACAATGGCACCCAGTTGTTCGATGTCCGCATAGGTGTTGTCGCGAATGTCTTCCACGCGGATGCAACCAATGCTGCCAGAATCCACTGAGTGACTGGTGCTGATATTGCTTTGATAAGCGCCATCACCGTAGGCTGTGCCAAAGCTGGCAAAGCGGCGGCCATCCTTCAGCACAAACTCGCCGTTGACGTCGCGGACCACCTGGTCCAGAGGGAAAAACAAGTCACAGACTTCGTGCCATTCATCGTGCATGACATAGCACAAGTCACCAATGTAATAACGTCCAGCGGGCATGGTCATGATCAACCCCAATCCTTTTTGTCACCATGTTGTTCATTGTAATTGAAACCTGCGGTGTAGGCCACAATTTCTTCAGCAGTCATATTGGCTAATTCTACACGCTCACTGCCGTAGGTGTCACCTCGATAGTAGTGAGGTTCAAAACCGCGATGGTAGTAGCTGTCGGCAGACCCGCGATCAAACGCACCGCCATGGCGTTGATCATATTGCGTGTCACTTTTTTGTGCAATCATTATGCAATCTCCAGTTCAGTTGCGGGGTAATCAATGCGGCCATCATACTCCAGTTGATCCTGCTCATACTGAGTAAGATAGTCGTCGGCCACCAGTTGCCAGTCCAGGATGTGCTCGCGATAAGCATCGCTGTCGTGCTCGATTCGACCGCAAACCTGCTCCACCAACAAGCCCGGGGCCACAGTCAGGGGATCAACTCCACGGATCACATATTCGTTGCCGCCCTTGGCCTTCCAGTAGGCATCGTCGCCGGTGCCCAGGCTACCGTCCTCGCGCCAGGCATAGTTTTCGTAAACTTGGGTGGTGATCAGCAGTTTCATTTCAGCTCCTTGTTTCTTACTATGCTTCTATTATAGCAAATTGGCAATTATTGGTCAACCGATTTCACACGCACATCGGTGTTGAGTGTGGGCCGATGTGCACGGATTAGCTCACGCTCAAAATTGTGTGCTAAAGTTTTACCGCGCAACACAGCCAAAACGCTTACAGTAAAAGCACCAACACCACGCTCGCGCAGAGCTTCATACAGTGCCCAGCTCTTGTCTTCACTGCGGCTACGATACAGGTGCTTGCGGCAACGAGTCATCACGCTGAGTTTCACAGTGGAAGCAGTCTTGGCAGTGACACCGATGTAGAAGTCCGAGCCCGAAGTGAGCATGTAAACAATGTGAGTACGATCCAAACGCTTTTTTCTTGTCATGTGTATATTATAGCAAATTGGCAATTTCGGGTCAACCAAAATTAGGTGTTGTAAAAATACTACAAAAGTATTACTTTTTGGGTTACAAAATCGGGATTGTGTAAACTATAATTGAATATTTGGTCAACCAGCATCTTGACCCTATAAGTACAGCGATGACAATAGATACCCCAACCATTATCCACAAAGGAGAAATTTGGCAAAAAACTCAGTGCAGGTCACAAGAAGAACAGCTGGTCAATAATATCTACCTGATTTTGCAAGCAAACTATTTTGAAAAAATAACAGAAATCAGTTATACTAGATCTGTTTGGCAACGAGAAAATCGCAAGGTTGTGGTAAGTTTGGTTGATGACTTTTGGGATTGTGCACCGGATCAAGCTCGGGAAACACCTTACCTATTTGATCGTCAAACACTGGTAATTACTGATAATTTTATAAATTGTCCTACATTGTATCGCTTGCATCAACTGGCGCCAAGTTTTTATGGAATCTACTATTACGAGCCCAGTAACACTTCATGGTTACCGGATCGCGATTATTCTTTTGCTGTTAACCGACTGGACTACAAACGCATGCAGATTCTTGCCGAAGTGCATCAACATTTGAAATTCGGCGTTGGTTATGTAAATTTCAATTGCGATATTGGTGGTCGATATCCGGCAGACCAACAAACCAAACAACAGGCATTTTTGGATCAAGCACGGATTTATGCTGGCTCGCCAGCCGAAGAAAAAACATTTTCAACCCTGGCCCACATGATGCCATTGAAAAACTATGACATTGAACATGACAACATCTTTACTCGCAGTTGGCTCAATCTTGTGGTTGAAACCTACAGCAGCGACAATGTGATAAGCTTCAGTGAAAAAATATTTAGATGCTTGGTGACGCCGGCCCCTTGGGCAGTGTATGCAGGCCGGTACGCTGTGGCACGCCTTCGGCAATTGGGCTTTGATGTGCTGGACGATATAGTTGATCACAGCTATGACGGCCTCATGGAAATGCAACACAAAACAACAAACTTTGCTCTTCAAGCTCGGAACACCATAGCCAAATTAAAAACTCAAGATTGGCACAGTGTTCGATCACGCTGTGAGTCTGCGGCATTGCACAATCGAAAACTCTTGGTAGAATTTTCGCAGGCCTGGCAGCAACAAATACCAGCTTGGTTGGATCAACTTGGTCAGGACATGGCATAATGTGCGGCATATTGTTTGTTGAAAGTCGGCATGCAATTCCTTTAGAAAAACATCTTGAAGCCCTGCAGATCTTGCAGAGTCGCGGCCCTGATTTCACACGCTACGAACATCGTGGCAATCAGTTTGTGGCACAAACAGTGTTGCATGTCACAGGCACAGCAGATTTCTACAACAGAACTGGCAATGATTTCTTTGCCTACAACGGTGAAATATACGATTTCCTTTGGTATGGTAGATACAGCAACGACATTGAATTGGTGTATCACGCGGCGCATCGAGATCACAGACTGTTCCGTTACTTTGAAGGGCCTTGGGCATGGGTACACACTGACTTTGATCGAGTGATGTATGCTAGTGATCCACAAGGCGAGCATTATTTGTATCGTTATCAAGACGATGACATTGTGATTGTGTGCAGTGAGGTTGCACCCATACTGTGTTATATCAACACAGTCAAGGTGCCTGTGCTGTATGTCAACAAGTCATGGACCTTGCAACAACAAACACCTTGGCAGGGCATTGAGCGTCTTGAACCTGGTAGGCTATACATCAATCATGAGGCCGACACAAGCCTAGATGACATTTGGTCTTGGATCAATCCAAGGCAAGATCTATCTTTTGAAGACGCCTATCGGGAATTTGATTCCATATGGACCAGAGCCATGCGCATCATCAAACCTGAGTGTGCGACTGTTCTCAGTTATTCAGGAGGATTGGACAGCAGTATTATTTTGCCAGATCTCAATCCATCACAGTTGATTGTGACCAACATGACTGGCAAAGATCCCATAGCCGACCGTGTTAAAGAATTCCTAACACCCAAACAACAACAGAGATTGACCCAAGTACACATAGACTATGAACAGTATGCACAACATTATCTAGCTGTGATTGATCGTACTCGCATGCCGGTTCAAAGCTGGAGCTACGTGGGCAAATGGATAGTGGCACAGGCCTGCCAGGCACGAGTGTTGTTTTCGGGCCAAGCAGCCGATGAGTTGTTTGGCGGGTATGATGTGTACAGAAATATTTCCTATACCACCGAGCACTCGACCAGTCCCTACAGTTTGCACATTGATTCTGACACCTGGCAAAAATGTCTAGCAGTTTACAACAACGATCCGCGACAGGCCACATTGTTGGCCGACTACTGGTGTCAAATAGTTGGGTCGGACGGTCCGGGTAGTGACCGTATTGGTGGTGCACACGGCATAGAAACACGCAACCCATTTCAACTCAAAAGTGTCATGACATTTGCTTTGAACTTGCCCTGGGAGTTCAAAGTCAGCAATGTTGGTAAACCCTTGATAAGAAAAAAATTCCTGGAGCGTTGGCCTGAAGATTTGGTATTGCCCAAGATGGGATTTGCCGGACATGCCAATGACTCGCTGCCTTGGTTGGGGGTAGAGATTGACTCAACCGGTGATCGGCATCGTGATTGGCAACAAATAGCACAAAAAACTTTTTACAAACACGCTTGATATTGTGACCAATCAATCACTTGGTCAAACCATTCAGGGGTAAAATTAACTTCTGGATGTACGGCAAAATATTTGGTCATCATACCAACTGCTTGATCTTCACCGGGCGTGACTGATCGTGTGCGTGAACTGTTATACTCATACCAGTCTATGCCATAAGGTGCATCAGCATCGGTTAGTCTAAACAAGAACTCTTGGCCAGATTCGGCGCCACACAATTCGGCAAATCGATCAAATGTGTCAACTGGTTCAAGATTACTATACAAGTGCGCACGGCAAGCATGAGTTGAAATAAACGCCGATACTGTGCGTATTTCGGGTATGCGTTCAAGGCAACGCAGTCTTGAATCACCATTGCCAGATTGAAAAGAACCATCTCCTAGATCTTGTATTAACCAAGGTTTGACTATGCCCTGTCTGCGTATATCGTGTATCCACATGTTGAGTTTGACCAAATTGGCAATGTCATAAAAACATTTAGGATTGGTTAAAAATGCATGAGTGCCTTGTGTTTGTCGGCCATGATTGGCCCAAGCACACAGATCTGCTAGACGTTGGGCAGTTGATATATGATCAAATCTGGATTGTGGGTTCCAGAATAAACAATGCTGACCACCATGTGCGGCCTTAAATATTACATCGCTTGGACCAGGATACTGAACTTGTTCTAGGGGGTTATTCCAATACATACCATACTTATATGATAGAAATCTTTGGCCCAACATATCGCTACAACGGCGAGATCTTAACTGAACCTGAAATAATTTATGTTAACGATCATCACTATGATGAAGAAAATCATTGTTTTCATGTGAAAACTTTGTTGGAAAACAGCACTTGCGACCCCCATAAACACTTGGTGGTATTTGATCATATCAACCATGATGACGAATTGGCTGAATACAATATCTTGTGTATGCCTATATTTTTAACTGCCGAAGCCAAAGAGTTTGAAACAAGAAACATACAACCCAATTGGAACAACAAACATTATGCTTTCAATTTCATGATCAACAAACCCAGGCCCAACAGAGAGTTCTTGTTGGTGTTGATCAAACACTTTGGGCTAGACAATTACACCTATTCGTTGTGCTGGAAAAAAACCGATATCAATCGCGCCAAAATGTTGGCCAATACCAATTCAGATTGGTACAAACAAATTATAAACAACACCCAAGTTGACATTCCAGAAAAATCTTATGCGTTCGGACACGAAGTTTTTTTAGATCAAGGACTTAAATCCGGACAAATCAAGAATATGGAAAACTATGCTGGGCTGTTGAAAGATACACTGTTTGAGCCCAGTTGCGTGAGTCTAATCACTGAACCCAGTTTCTATGAACGTGAAACACTCAAAACAGAAAAGACCATTATGGCTATCTATGGCGGAACTATACCGATTTGGGTAGGCGGTTGGGCCATACCTGAAAGTATGCGCCGCCTGGGGTTTGATGTGTTTGATGATATAGTAGATCATAGTTACGAACGCATGGTAGATCCTTGGGATCGCGCCTACTATGCTGTAGAAAAAAATCTACATCTATTGCGTGACGTTGACCGCACTCGAAAGTTTATACAAAATAATCGGGCTAGATTTCAACATAATCTTGATCTAGTGCATCGCAATGTGTTCATGGAAGATCTTGTAGAAAAAATCAACCGATATGATGCAAAGACTCAACGTGTGCTCAGAGAAATTTCTCGAGGTTTCAGATTTAGATTGTTTAATGATTATAAATTGCTAGGTGATATATTAGGCAGGCCTGGTCCACCGATTGAAGAAACAAAGAGATGGGGTTAAAGTCTCTCAAGATAGCGTAAAAACTTTTCCAAGTCGCCATACATGGCATACATGATGGCTTGTTGACTGCCGAATATAATTAGTTTGGGAGTTTTACCGACTTTGAGATAGTAGGGACAATCCAGTTTTCGATTCAAGGTCATCAGCAAACCGGGACTCAACATTTTTGTAAAATCAAACTGGTATTGTTCAATGGACAAAAATTTAAAAGTATCATACCCAGATATACTCAATCTCAATCCACCATCATTTCGCAAATCTTGCCACCACGACTTTAACGCCCATTCAAAACTAGGCCGATCATCTACTGGCAGTTGATTTAACAGTTGTTGGGTAAGTTGTTGTTTATCGGGCATCGGGGTATACCTGCGCCCCCTGCGTCAACAGCACCACTGTGAACTTGTCAGTCTTGAATTGTGTGTTGAGTTTTTTGGCCAAGTTTCTGGCATGCCCGGGATTGGAAAAACTTACTTTTTTGTATTTGGGTCCGGGGTATTGTGTGAGCATGTTTGATGTTTTCAAGTTAATGGGCTTGGTATCAAAAAACACAGCCCACACTCCCTCGGAGGCCAACACTTGCTCGGTCTTGTAAGTTGCTTTGTCAGTGTGCTCGATCAGCACCGTTGGCTTGGGTCTACTCATCGTTATCTCCGTAGTTTATTTATCTCAAAAACTACGTGCTTTTAAAACCACCACCACTCATCTCCACTGTGACAGTTTCTTCGCGACTGGCCGAATTGCGCATACTTTCCAAGGTCAACAACAGTTTGGTAATGTCCCCGTGTAGGTCTTTGGCATCACGCAAGGTCATTGTGAGGTCACGTTGGCCACGACTTTCTGCAGCCTTGATTGTATCCACAAAACGATTGATATGTAGACTCATTTCAAGAAAATTTCTTCATGAAATGTGTTTTACTGAGATACTGCTCAAGTTCAGGTGGAATCCATCCCTGTGGCTTGAGTACTTTGCCATCTTCACGCTTTCGAACCTTGCCGGTGTCTCGATCGATCTTGGCAAAGTTTGTGCGCATGACTTCCTTCCATGCACCTTCGCCGTCGGCACCCAGGCTGTGAATAGCACCAATTGTGACCACCAAGATGTCAATCAGGGCATCTAAGTCGTCTTTGGCTGTGGTACTGGCCACAAGTTCATCAAATTCTTCTCTAATGAGGTTACAATACATTTGGTATTGTTGTTCATTGAACTCGCCTGTGGTTTGATCACAGGCCTTCATGAATTTTTCTTGATCACGAAACGGATTGGTCATTGGCTTGCTCTTGAGTTTGAAAAGGACCTTGGTAAGCATAACGCTCCAAGGCAATAAGTTTGGGGTGTTGCACCACTCGCCACTTGCGATGTTGTTTGACCCGGTACCAGCCTGCTGCGAACCAGGACTTAGATTTTTCTTCTTTGGTAAACAACGGTAATTTATGTTTGACATCCCACAGTGGATTGAACACCGCACCCATGACCTCGTGTCCATACACCATGTTTGCCGGCTGTGGCGTTGCTGTTTCAGCTGGCTCGAATTGGATGTTTATGGCATCGCGAGCCATTTTAATGGTTTGATATTTTGCTACACTGTCTAGGATTTTTATTGTGCAGTTGCCGTTGTCAGCAACTTCAAGTTGGCCAATCTTGCGATTATCCTTCTTGAGTATCCAATACTGATTCTCTACTATGGGTTTGGCTAGTATCATCTAGTACTCCTTTATATGTTTCGTTGAGCCATCGACTGACTTGTTCGGCGTTCTCACTGAGTTTGGTCAACTCATACCGGCCACAGAATCGCATGAAGTGAACTCCAACTTGTCCAACGTCGCGATGACTGACTTGCTCACGAATGCATTGGTCAACCACGGCCTTGACATCATCGGGTTGCGCAGTAAGGTCAACCAAGGTCCGATTGCGTTCGTAATCATCCTTGACTCGGTGTTCTGCACCATTGTGGTCAGTCCAACGTTGTAGCATCAGATTGTTCCAGTTGTAGCCTTTATTACCGCGATCCGCGTAGGCTTCACGGAGACCAACCTTATTCTTTGTTCCCTTCTCACGTACTCCCGGATATGCACTAAACACATTGTCGGAGGTGTCCCCACGCATGCACTTTTCAAATAGTAGCCACTGGGGGTCCGGAGTGATTTTTGGTTGTTTAGTTTTCTTATCAACGACAGGGTTGCCTTTGGCATCAAATATACCTTCCAGGGTCAGTAGTTCGTCCGTGATACCGTTGTATTGTTGTACATTGGCAGCCAGTAACTGCACAAAGTCAGTGTCTGAGCTTACAATTGTGTGTTCATCTTGGGGGTGTAGTGCAATCCAACGTGCAATGACGTCATCTGCTTCGGCGGTGGCGCAGCGGACGACGCTACAGTTTGTTCGAGTAGACAAGTATTTAGTCAGCTCATCATAGGTTTCCCAAAACAGCTTGTCTTCTTCTGCTTCAGTTTCCGTCATTGCACCACGTGCCACAGCACGGTTTTTCTTGTAGGGTTCGTAGAAGTCCTTGCGCCAGCTACGCCCTTCTAGTGCAAAAATCACATGATCTGCTTGGAATCTACGAGCCACTTTGTTGGCGGCCATAATGGTCACATGCAGGGCAAAGCCCAATTTGGTCCATGTGTCACTGGCACGATGTGCACTGTGCCTGGCACGGAAAAACATGTTGGCAGTGTCAATCAGCAGATATTTCATTGGGTGCAATCAGGTTGTTATCGTTGATGTATTGTAACACATAGTTGGCCCAAAAGCAATGGGCATCAGCACCAAAATGATATGTTTTGGGATTTACGTATTCAAAACCGTTGTTTCTACACACAGCACTATAGGAATGATCTATGGAATAGGGTTGAATATATGAAACTCCCCAATCCTGATCTGCTGGCAGTTCACTGAATGTACTGTGTCCGTTAAAAAACAAGTGCGGTATTTGAAGATGCGTCAACTCTTGATGAAAAGCCCAAATTTGGTCATGTGCTCTACGAGTGGCCACTTTCCAATCAACATCAATCACATACTGCTTGTACCTATCACGCAGTTCGGGTGGAACTATATCCCATCCACTGGCGTTGACTTGATACCAGATGCCATTGTGTAACCACTCCTCGCGTTCCCAAGTTGACCACTGTATGATCATAAAAGTGTTGGATAGTTTATCTGGATTGTTTTTGATCCAATCACGTGTGGTACGAATCATGCGGTCATTGCTACTGGCTGACTCTGCAGCACAATACATTTCAATACCGAGATGCTGGGCCAATTTAGTGCACCAACTCACCGCTAGATTTGCAGGGTGCGGTCGACGATCTATGCCATTCTGACCATCATCTACAGCAAATGCTGCATCGACTGCGGCTTCTGCAGCCGCGGTATGGCTACAGCCGTTAACGTATAAAATCATTCTTGATATGTGGGATTTGGAATTTCTAATTCAAACACATGGTATTCACTGAATACTGTGTCGGTGTTCTTGAGTAGTTCTATGGTGCGAAGTTGCTCGGCTTCTTGTCGTGTGCCGTAAAATCCTGAACCAAATGTGACGCTGCTACCACCGCCATACACATAGCTCATTTGAAGCCCGGTCTGTTTGATCACAGCATAGACCTTGAATGTGGGCAACGGTTTAAGTGGTTCCATCTTTCAACACCTTGAATGTTTCTGCTTCTACTACACGTTTGCGTAGGCTTGAACTGGAGAAGCTGTGGTCACGTCGGTTGAATACATGTTGTATTCCTCGTGCTGCACCTTCACTGCGACCGGTGAAATTGGTGTCCTCGTACTCTACACCCAGAATTCGAACATCAATGGGAAGAATCAAGATCAAGTCAATGAGATCTTGCTCGGTGCTGTACACCACAACTTCATCAACGTAGCGACACGCCGCCAACTGTATCTGGCGTTCCACAATACTTTGTACAGGCCTATTCTTGGTATCTGGCCTGTCGATAGTGGGATCAGTCTGTAACCCACAGATGAGGTAATCACAGTGATTCTTTGCTTCGGAGAGCATTGCAATATGGCCTGCATGTAGCATGTCAAAGGTCGAGAATGTGATGCCAATTTTTTTACCTTGATCTTTGAGATCTTTGATGTGATTTAAAATCATGATACTTCGCTCCTACCGTTGCCGATGTCTCTGGTGTTGACGTATTGACTACTGTATTTTTGTATAGCTTGTTCTTGTTCCCAAGTTTCCATGACAACATGTCTACAAATGTTTTGGAACCAGCGATCCACAATGTCTGCATCTGTGTCCGTGGGCTTCATCATGTAGCCGGCCTTGACCAGGCGCGCCACAAATATTTCATTCCAATCCAGTTCAAACGCACCTTGATGCAGATTGCTAGGATCAATATCCATCTTGACAATGCTCACATACGGTTCACCTTTTTCTGTAGCCAGTTCCTTGTCGGTCTTGGCAGGTTCTTTTGTGGCTTTTGGTGTGTCATCCACGGGTGTGGATATACGTTGTTTCTTTTTGGGCTTGTTAAACCAATCAAATATCGCCATTAGGTTCCCCATTCGTTCTTGAAAAGTGGCACTTGAAGTCGATCACTGTACCGCCAGCCTTTTCGCATTGCCATGTCTGCCACTGCACGATTGTTAAGGGTATACACCCGCTCAACACCACCAACGGGCATAATATAAACAGGACCCGTAAACCCTGCCGCACGATATTCATCAACGGCTCTTTCAGCATCTTGCAAGTCCCCTTGTGTAGCCACAACAAATTTGAGATATGTGTAGCCATAGTCTTCATAGCTACAAACAATTTCGGGCCTGATGGCTTCTTCCCACTTCTCTCCTGAACATGGCAGTTTGGCACTGACACTGAATGTGAGTTCTCGCAACCAGTCTTTGTCATGATGATGTGCCCAACGATGCAGATACGATCCAAACTCTTTGCTGATTTCTTGAGTGCCGTTGGTTTCAAATGTGATTTCTTTGAGACTCGACATCTTGGGATGGTTCAATAGATCTGGATATGCACGTTGCCAACCCAGCAGTGGTTCTCCGCCAGTGATCACAAGATGTTCGTCACGCCATTCCTTGTGCGGTAGCGTATCCACAATAGCATCGGCAATCGCACCAGTATCAAGAAGGGGAGATAGATGACGAAAGCGAGGATCCCAACTAGCGTAACTGTCGCAACCTGTAGATACCAAAGGAAGCGATTTGTACTCGGTGTACTGAGTCGGATCAATATTGTTTGCTTCTTCACTGAGTTCTCCTCGGGGCATGCCAAAACCGGCACATTTAAAGTTGCAGCCAAAAACACGTAAAAACACCGAAGGAACGCCCATGTAACGACCTTCGCCTTGAATTGAATAAAATAGTTCTGCTACCTTGAGTTTAGACATCTGTATCCTTTTGTTGTGTGCTCTGTTATTGTACTAGAACTTTGCACACCGAGCAACCACTCATTGGCCAATTGATTTTTGTACACCTAGCTCAAACGACATAGGGTCGTAGTCGGGCATGATGCTTTTGAGTTTGGCAATATTGGGTCTGCGATTAGCTGTGCTTCCGGGTTTGCCGGGTGTGGTTGCCCATGTGGGATTGCTGTGACCCAAGGCGGAGGCAATGATTTGAGCTGCATCCATGATGGTGATCTCTCGGTCATTGCCAATGTTGATCAGTTCACGAATCTGTGTTTGGGCGCAGTGGATGCTGGCTCTCACAGCATCTTCCACGTGACAGAAACTTCTAGTTTCGTTGGCACCAAAACACTCAAATCTGCCTTCCTTGATCTTGGCAATTTGGTCAGCCAAGAAGTGTCCGGCCTTGCTGTTTTCACCATACACATTGAAATAGCGCAACATAACATAGGGCAGTTGGCTGTTGGCCAGATAATTTTCACTGCACACTTTGGCCAGTCTGTAGCTCCAACGTGCATTGTGAATGTCTCGCACAGCAATATCTGCATGCTCGGGTACTGGGCTCACAGGATCATCACTCACAATTTCGCTGCTACTGGCGTACACAATTTTCTTGAGATTTTTAATATTGGCAGCGTACTCAAAAATATTAATGTCACACACAAAATTATTGCGCAACACTTGATTGGGGCGCTCGTAAAAGTTCTTGGTGCCATTGATAGCACCGTAGTGATAGATGTAATCAAAATCTTGCGGCAGGGTCCCAATCGCCCGAGGATCATTCAAATCAATTTCAAGGAAATGATCACAAGGTGGTACGGTTGTGCTGCGACTGTGATTGTCAACTGCCCAAACCTCGTTGGCAGCATCAGTTTTTAATTGTCTGCAAATTTCAGTGCCCAACAATCCACTTGCACCTGTTACTAATATTTTCATTTGGTCACCTTGTTGTTGTCATCAATCACGCTTTGAATCAAAGTATAGGGCAGGTCAAGATTCTTGATCAAGTTGTTCCACGCACTGGTGTCTTTGGGCAAACAGTGTCCACCGTAGCCACGCATGTTCTCATTGGCCATCAAGTAGTGTGGATTGATACACTCTCTGCGAGTAATTGCGTCATACACATTCTTGTAATCAGCACCTAATTTTTTACACACATCATAAGTGATATTGGCAAAGGTCACGCTCATGGCATGGTGCACGTTATTGAAATACTTGACAACTTCAGCTTCTGTGGGACTAACACGAGCCACAGTCTTGGGAAAATGCCCGTGTATCTTTTCAATCAAGTCAAAGTCTTGCTCACGATTGCTGCCAATGATCAACAAATCATGATTGTAAACAAAGTCTGCCAGTGCAGTCTTGGCTCGCAAAAACTCAGGCACGCTGCAAATTTTAAGATTGGGATACTGCTCGCTCAATCTTTGGCTGGTTCCAGGAACCACAGTGCTTTTGATTGCTATCAGGCCCTGATACTGATGCTGACCCAGTTCCGCAACCACTCGTTCAACAATGCTGGTATCACAGTCTCCATTGGCCGCTTGGTTCGTGGGCACACTGAGAAACACACACTCAGCCTCTAGCACATCAGCAAGTTTACTGCCCTCATAGGCAGGATCATAAAAGCACATATTGTGTCCAAGATACTCAAGACCTTCGTATACAGCCTTGCCCACTGTGCCTTTTCCAATTATTCCTATTTTCATTTTACATCCTTAAAAGTCATGTCTACACACCTACTGGTTGAATTTGACTCAACCAGTTGAAAAATTTCTTCAGCAACTTGTTCAGGCTCAAGATAGTCCAACGTGGAATCAATTGCTTTGCCTGCTGTGGCCATCTTGGTGCGTGTTCTCACTGGATTCACCAAGTCAACTATGACAGCTGATCCCGCAAAGTAATCTCTAGCCGATTCCCACAAATTGTACAACGCTGCCTTGCTGGCGCTGTACAACGGATACAACCGGCGACCACCTGTGTAACTGCTGCTGCCAATCATGATAATTCTTGTGGGCTTGCTCAAGCCTTCTAGCGTCATATAATGACTCACGATTGACCAGTTACTGCCAAAGTTCACATTCATAGTGACATGATGTGTGTTGGTGTACCCATTGACAAACACACCGGCACAATTAATTACAACATCAGCCTGCGCTTGATTCAGCAACTTGGCTGCATCCAAGTGACTTTGTTCGCTGTCAAAATTCAAATGTTCGCTGTTCAAGGCAATAACATGATATCCTTTGTCAGCAAACAATTTTGCAGTAGCACCACCAATGCCACCTGATGCGCCAAAGATTACCACGGTTTTTTCCATCACGGTGCAGCTATATCTGCTACTCGATAAGTATCAGACTCATAATCCTCGCCACCACGCGGTCCTTCTGCAAATGCAAGAAATGTGCAGCCATCAGAACCAGCTCTCATGGCATGAACTTCAAAGGGCTCACTTATGATCATGTCACCTGCAACAGCATTGAATACATTCACTAACTGTGAACCGTTTATACTTTTGCTATAATAAGTCAGTGTGCCCGACATAACAAATGTATATTGCGTGGTGAATTTGTGATAGTGATTGCCGCGAACTGCTCCAGGCTGATTGGCAATAACACAGCCATGATTCATGTTGGCTTTGTAGAATATATCAGTGATACTGCCGCGATCATCGCTGAATTTTCCCAGGCCAGGCTGGCCGTGTTCGCTGTAGATGTTGTATGTTTTCATTGTGAAATAAACCTTGTGTTGGGGTTGATATTTAATATAGCACGCCGAAGACCCTCACCAATGTTCCAACTCAAAATCAAAGCATACGGCCGTGGGTGGCGAGCAAACTCCTCGTCGGCCAGCACTGGAATTCTGGTCAATGGTGTGAATTTGCCTTGCTTGTGTTTGCTGGCATCAGTAATGCAATGAATCACTGTGCTGTCAAGCCCATGCCATTTCAGCCATGTATTGGCCTTGGCAGCGGCTCCAACACCAATTACTACTGCATTGGGATCTTGTTCCAATAACTTGTAAAAATTGGCCAACCATGTAACCTTGGCAGTTTCAAATCGGCGTTGTAAATCTTGATAAAATTTGGGGTCAAACAAACCTATTTCGGTTTCCCGACTGATGGCCTGTTGAATTTTGTCAGGCATGCCGGCACCTGTGATGTGTCTAGCAAACACTCGCAAACTACCGCCGTGATAGTCAACAACATCAAAATCAAATATTTCTAGTCCAGCTGCCTGCAACACATTGTGGGCCATTTTGATGGTGAAGTAGGTGGGATGTTCATGATACACCATGTCGGTGAATCTGCCGGACTCAATCATGCTGAGCCAATAAGGAACTTCAAACACAAACTCACCAGCAGGGGCCAGCAGTTTTGCCACACTTTGAGCAAATGCCACAGGGTCGTTGGCATGGTTGAACACATTGTTGGCAATCACAGTTCGGGCTGTTCCATGTTGCGATCGTATCAGTTCAGCGGTGCTGTTGTCAAACAAGGCATGCACAGTTTCAACACCTCGAGCCCGGCTCAACGCACACATTTCTGCACTGCTGTCCACGGCCACCGCTTGATCAAACTGCGAAACAAGATACCCATCGTTGCTACCAATCTCAACCACAAGTCCCGAATGCCCACGATGTTTGATTGTTTGAACACATTCATCCCAGTGGTCTCTAGCAGTCTTGCTGTTGCTGGAAGTGTAACTGTAACTGTAGAGATTGTAGCGATCTTCGGCTGAACTTAGATAACCCAACTGTATACTACCAGTGTTGCTGTTCAAGAAAACCTGTAGTGGAAACACAGGTTCACTGAGATGAAGTTGATCGGCTCTAACAAAAGTGTCAGCATAGGCATGCTGACCAAAATCAAGTATTTTTACAACCGGCTGTTGGGAAATCACACACTTGGTAACTGCATCACTCACAGTGATGTTACTGCTTGACAAGGTCATTCCTGACATCCTCACTTCTTCGATCCGGCTCAACAGATACTACTTGACCTTGAGTATCCAGCCTCATTACAAACTGGCTCATCTGCCGATTGACATCTAGTTC